ACGGGGTGCCGGTGCGGTTCATCGAACGCATGGATCCTGCTTATCGCGAGACGTTGGAGGCGGAGACCAAGACGGATTGGTTCTACGTGGACGCCGGGAAAACCTACAGCGGCGCGCCCACGGTCACCGTGACCGGGCTAAGCCATCTCAACGGCGAGACCGTGAGCATCCTGGCTGACGGGGCCGTGGTGCCGGATCAAACCGTCACCGGGGGACAAGTCACCCTGCCCAGAGCCGCCAGCGTGGTGACAGTCGGGCTGCCCTACACCAGCACACTCAAGCCCATGCCGCTGGATCCGGGGCAGCTTCCCGACGGCAGCGCCCAGGGCCGCAAATTCCGGGTCAACCGCATGGTGGTCCGGATTTACAAGAGCCTCGGCGGCGAGGTCGAAGTGGAGGACGGCGAATGGGACCCCATTTATAGCCGCGACACCGCCGATCCGATGGGCAGCAGCCCGCCCGTGTTCACCGGCGATAAAACCGTGATGGTTGCGCGGCCCTACGAGGACAAAGGCACCATTCAAGTGCGGCAGACCCAGCCGCTCCCGTTGACCGTGCTCGCGCTGATCCCAAAATATGACGTTCTTGGAGACTAAACCGCTGCCCGTTTACGTTGCCCGGTTGATCGAGCTTGAGGCCGATTATCCGATGGTCTGCGAGTGGTGGGCCGCGCACGGGTGGCCAGCCGTTCCCCGGGACATGCTCCCGAAACTCGGGTGCATCGTGGAGCTTGACGGCGTGCCCAAAGCCGCCGCCTGGCTTTACATGGACAACTCGGTGGGCGTGGCGATGCTGGAATGGACAGTCACAAACCCCGGCAACACCCCGCGGGAAAGCCTCCGCTCTATCAATCACCTTCTCGGGGCGCTCAAGGAAGTGGCGCTTGAGAACGATTACGGGGTTGTGCTCGCCGCGCTCAAAAACGCGGGATTGATCCGGGCCTTTGAGAAATTCGGGTTCCACAACAACGACAGCGGAATCACCCACTTGACCCTTTTCACCCGCCCATGAAACACAGCCAAGAGCAGCCCGACCGCGCGCAGTGGCAGCCGTTTGAGGAGCAACAGCAACAAGTGGGGATCACCGCCGGAGTTTTGGCGGCGGCATCCATTGTGACGGGCCTCGCCGGGGCCGGGATGTCCTACTACTCGTCTCAGCAGCAGGCCAAAAACAGCGAGAAGATCGGGGAATACAACGCCGCAGTCCAGCGCCAGCAGGCGGATCTTCAAATGCGGATGCAGCAGCGGCAGGCGCTCAGCGCTCAGGCCGCCATCCAGACCCAGCAAAACCAGTCTCAGGCGATCGACAACGAAGCGGTCCAGCGCACCCGGGAGGCCCAAGCCCAGATCCAGCGCAACCAAGAAGAGAAAGCGCGCGCCATGGCAAAGACCCGGGCCAGCTACGCCAAGGCGGGCGTGGTCATGAGCGGGTCGCCCCTCGCGCAGTTGGCGGAGACTGCGGGCCTGTTCGAGCTTCAAAATCAGGATGTCCAATACAAGGCCGACCTTGAGAACCGCGCGCTGACCCGCAAAGGCGAGCTCACCCGGGCAGGGCTGCTCGACGACGCTTTCACGCAGGATCTCAATTACAAAGCCGCCGCCGCCGGCAACAAGATCGCGCTCCGGCAAGCCCAGATCACCGAAGCCTCAGGCCGCGCCACGGCGCAGGGGTACCGCTTGGATGGTTACGGCTCGTTGCTCTCGGGCGCTGCCCAGGCGGGAGGCCAAACTTACGACGCCTACAGCAAAGGCGCGTTCAAAAAGAAACCCTAACGATGCCACGTATTCCCATTGCCGCGATCCCCAACGCTCCCCAGGGCGTAGCCATGCCCACCGGCGAAGCCGCCGGGAGAGGCGCGAATTTCAGCCAAGCCGCCAACATGCTCCGCGAAGAGGGCATTCGCCAAGGCGCGTTCGACGGGGCCGCGCAAGGGATGCGGTCGCTGGCCCGTGGAGTGAGCCAGACCAGCAACATGCTCGGCAGCATCTTCGCCGAGAAAGCCAAGGCCGACAACGACACGGCAATCATTGGCGCGCAGTCCGCGCTCAACGAACATTTCACCACTTACCAAAGCCAGCTTGCCCCGGGCTCCGACACCAACACCTGGGCGACCGGGTGGCAGAAATCCCTGGGCGACAAGACCAAGGAACTCTTGGCGGACAAGGCGCTTTCGCCCGACGCAAAAGCCGCCATTCAGCGTTACTCCGTGGAGTTCGGGAGCAAAACCGCCAACTCGCTGAGCCTCAAGGCCGCCAGCGAAAGCTTTGATCGTTCGACCAAGGCCCACACCCGGCTTTACGAGACGCAGATTGATTCCGGCGACGTCGAGGGGGCGGCCGCCACGGCCGATGTCATGCGCCAAAAGGGGCTGGTTTACGACGACCAGGCGGACGGCATGAAGCAGCACGCGCAGAAGCTAGTGCAGTTCAACCGCGCCCAAGCGGCGATCGAGGCCGACCCGGTGGCGGCCAGCAAAGCGCTTTCGGATCCGGAGCAATACAAGGACCTTCCCCAGATCCAGCGGCTCAAACTCCAGCAGCTCGCAGACTCCAAAACCAACGCCCTGCGCGGCGAACGGTTCGGCGCCACGATCGACATGATCGACGGGGGCCGCATCACCACGATGGACGACGCCAAAGAGTTCTTCGGGCCGTCGCTCGACTCCATCGCAGAGCAAAAGCTCACGAACTACTTTTCCAAGCTGGAGGACCGCGCCACGGCATCGGCGCCCCCGAGCTTCGAGCAATACTACACGGTTCAACGCTCCATCGAGCTCTACGACCCGGCGAAAGACCCGACGAGCGAAGAGCGTTTCAACATCATGAGCAACGTGCTCACGATGCGCAGCGATTACCGCTCGGGGCTTCTCTCTGACCTTAAGAAAAAGAGCGGTGGTCGCTCCGGCCCGGTCAACGCCAGCGCCAAGACGGTGCTCGGAGATTTGACGGAGAACGCCCTCAAAGCCCAGGTGTTTGGGAAGTTTGACCCCAAACTTGCGGCGTCACCCATCGCAACCAGCGATTTTACTCTGTTCGGCCTAAAAAAGAGCGCCAAGGAGAAAGACGCCGAGGCCCGGGCGGTGAATGAAAAGGCTTACGAGAAGTCCCTCCAGATCAAGCAAGAGGGGGAAGCCATCCTCAAGCGGCACCCTGAATGGGGCCAAGTGGAGATCAATAATTGGTTCAAGGAACGGCTCGGCAAAGACGCGCCCGCATCCGCAGCGGCCAAGTTTCTCAGCTCGCCAGAGAGCACTTACAAGCCGCCCCAGGAGGCCCGCAAGACTTTGGAGGACGCAAAGAAGATCCTCCAAGGCAAACCGCTCTCTGACGCCAGCGCCCCGGCTATGGGTGGCAAAGTCACAAGCTACGGCTACAAGGCCGACCCGTGGAAGGACAACGCCTCAAAGAACCGGGTGGGCGCGTGGAACAACACGCTCGACGAAAACAGCCTGGCCATCTCCCCGGACATTCAAGAGCAGTTCAAACTCCGGGGCATCAAGCAGGGCGACTGGGTGGAGCTTCAACTCGCCGACGGCTCCACCGTCCGCCGCCAATACTCCGACCACACCGCCACCGACGAGCAGGCCAAGAAACTGGGGCTCCCCCCGCTGCGCGGCCGGTTCGACTTCTTCAGCCCCTCCGGGCTGCACGCAAAAGACGGGGTGCAAGTGACCAACTTCCGCAAAGCCTAATCATGATCGACGACCAGCAAGCATCCATCCTCATCGAAGCGTTTCCCCAGGCGGATCCGGTCATGCAGGCCCAAATCCGCCCGCAGATTCAAGAGTGGCACGACGCCACCCAAAAGAGGCTCGACGCGGAACGCAGCGCGCGCGAGGCGCAAATCCGCCCGCTGTTCTCCGATGTCGAAACCCTCGGCGGCAAATGGTCCAAGGAGATGCAGGCCGAGCTGGGCCCCTTCGTGCCCGACGCCAACAAAGCCCGGGCGCAGTCGGCCAACATGGCCTTTCTCGCGCACGCAACCGAGATGCCCTTGGAACGCGTGGCGCCGGTTTACGACACGTTGCGCGACCAATACGCCAACGAGAATTTCAACGGCCCCAAGGACGACTTGGGCTTTTACACCGCAATTCAGGGCAAGTTTCAGCAGCGCGACGACCGGGCGGCATTCGAGGCAAAACGCAAGGGAGACGCCACCAGCGCCGCATTTCTCCAAGCCATTGACGCCGGGGCACCCGTTTACGACTCCGCCTATACGGACTGGCAGGCAAAGGCGAACACCGCCAAGGGTTACGACCCTGCGCAGGAGGGGGCCGATTTCGCCCAATACCGCGACACCTACCAAAAGGCCTACGAAGTCGCCCGCGAGAACCGGGACCTTTTCTCGGCGGTAAAATCCACGCTCGAACGCAGCACGAAGGCCATCAACCAAGGCGCTGACCTGCCATTTGAGGCGGCCACCCGGCTGATGGAAGCCGAGCCCGAGAAACGCAAGGCGGTGCTCCAGATGCTGACCGCCTACGCCGCGCACAATCAGCCCGAGGACCCTCAGGGCGCGGTGCAACAAGTCGGCGCGTTCTTCAAGAACATGGGGGTTTCCTACCTCCGGGGCATCGACCCGCTGCGGGTGACCAACACAAGCCGCATGTTTACGCTGCTTGACGCCCGCAAGGAAATCGACGCGCTGGAGAGCGGGAAAGAGTTCATGGTGAACCCGGATCGGCCTTTGGGGCCCAAGATAGCGCCCGGTGAAATCGAATCGGCTGACGGAAGTTACACGGGCAGCCCGTGGCGCCCGGCCACCCCCGAGGAACGCGCCCAGCGGCTCGCCAACGCCAAGAAAGCCGACGCGCTGATTCGGCTCTCCATGGAGCTGGACCGGGTGGCCAAGAACGAGATCGATCCGGTCAAGCCGGTGCTGACCTACATGCCCGACGTGGTGCAGCGCGGTTTTTTCGGCCTCGCCGGGTCCGTGCCGCAAATGATGGCCGCAGCCGTCCCCGGCGTGGGCATGGCATGGATGACCAACAGCATGGTGAACCAAGAGTTTGAGCGGCTCACCCTGGATCATCCCGAGATCGACCCCGAGAAAGGTTATGCCATGGCGCTTGTGTCGGGCGGCATTCAAGCGGTGCTTGAGCGGTTCCAACTCAAATCGACCCTTGGAGAGCTTCCTTTCACCAAGGGGTTGGTGGACTTGGTTACCGATCCGACCTCCTCTTTCTGGCGCTCGTTCGCCATCAAAGGGGCCGCCAACGTCTTCGAGCAGAACCTCCAGGAGGGGCTTCAGGACATCACCCCGGCGGTGGTGCAGCAAACCGCTTCGGCGCTCTCCAAGGACATCCCCGGGGTGGACTGGAAAAAAGAGCTGGGCGACTGGACCGGCTCCCGCGCGGAGACGTTCTTCGCGGTGCTCCCTCTGGCGCTTCTCGGCACCGGGGTTGGCAGCCTCAAGGAGAGCCGCGCCGTGGCGCAGGCGCTCACCAGCCCGCAAACCATGGTCGAGGCGGGCATTCTCTTGGAGGACGCCCAGCGTATTGCCACTATTTCCAATCTGTCAGAGAAAGAAGCCGCATTCCGGCAGGCATGGAGGGACCGCACCGAGGAGAGCAAAGCCGCCGGCAAGAAGGCCGCAGACGCGCGCGTGGCAGCGGAGCAGGCCATTGCCGCCAGTCCGCAGGCCCCGCAGTTGGAGCGGGTGGGGGGAGAGATTCACATGGTGGAACCCGACGGCACCGTAAGCGCCAAGTTCACCAGCGAAGAAGCCGCCGCCGTGGCCTACCAAGACCGGCTTGCGTGGGAAGCCAACGGGAACGCCCAAGCCGTGCGTGATCTGGTGGCGTGGTATGCCGCCAAGGACGACTCCGGCAAATGGGAAATCCTGCCCAACAAGCAGACCCTCGACATGGAATCTCAGGCCAGCCCGGAATCCGTCGCAGAACAAATGAAGCTGGCTGGCTACGCAGCCGGAACCAGCTCGGCGGATGTGCAGGTGTTCGGCTCCAACACCGGCGAAGTCCGGGAAGGGCTTTATGAGGACGTCTCGCGGCTCTTTCTAGGCTCCACGCCCGCCGATGTGGTCCACGAACGCACGCACAGCCAGTTCAAGCGCGAGCTCGCCTCGGGGGCCATCAGCATGGATGCCGGCGAGAAGGCCGCGCGTGTGTATCTCGGCGACAAAGCCCCGGCCACGATGAGCCCGGAGCAGATCCACGAGGCCGTCGCGGAGATGGGCGTGGACTACTTCATGGGCAACCTCCGCAAGATCGACACCCTGCCCGCGAGCGTGAAAGGGTTCTTCGGGCGGATGGGCGCCTTCTTCAAGGCGGCGTTTCAGCGGGCGGCCGCAATGCTCAAGCTCAAGCGGGAAGGCAAGCTGGACGCGGATTGGGAGGCGTTCCTTGCCCGGGCCGTGGGCGTGGATTCGGTAGTCGAACAGAACCGGGCGACCGCGAAAGCAGCCCAAGAGATGGCAGGCCAGCCCGCCGATCCGGTCAGCGGATCCCGCGCCACTCCGCTGGGAGAGGCTCCGGCGACAGTGCTGCCCGACGGCTCAACGCTGATCGGGCCGACTCATTTCTCCCTCCGCGCCTTTCACGGCACGCCCCACAAAGTGGATCGGTTCAGCCTCGACAAAATCGGCACCGGAGAAGGGGCGCAGGCTTACGGCTGGGGGCTGTATTTTGCGGAGGCCCAAAATGTTGCTAAAACCTACGCGGACACGCTTGGAATGCGGGTTGAAGTGAAAGGTCAGCAGGTTTACCGAGGTAAAGACGGAAAGACCGCAGGTAATGCTCCCATCAGTAACGGTGCTATCGGGCTACTACAAGGCAAAGACTGGAACCTCAAGGAAGCCCAAGCGGAAGCAGCCGCCCGTGCCGTAGAAATCAAAGATGATCCATGGTTTCAAAGACTGTCCGATGAGCTTCAAACGCTTCAGGAGGAGGACATCAAAATTGACGGCGGCAACCTCTACACCGTTGATCTCCTGCCCGATGAAGCGGATTTTCTGGACTGGGACAAGCCGCTTTCAGAGCAGAGTGAGAAAATCCGAAATGCCATGGAGCCACTTCTCGCCAATGATGAAGTTTGGCAGGCATGGAAAACCAACGGCACGCACGCAGCCGGGGTAGCTAATAAAGGGGGGGACGCATACGCTCGGTTAGCTGGCCGAAATGGCATGACAAGAAGCGGGATGGACGGAAGAAAATCCGCATCAAAAGCGCTTCTAAATGCTGGCATCCCTGGCATCCGTTACCTGAACAGCAACAGCCGCGACGGCGGCAGCGGAACTTCTAACTACGTTATCTTCGACGAGAGCCTTGTGCAGATCCTCGAAGAAAACGGGCAAGCGGTGAGCACAGGCCAGGCCCCAGCAGCCGATGCAGTCAGCGGCTCCTCCTTCTCCCTCCGCCCCGCCGACTACGCCGAGCGGCTTGCCGCGCAGATGGACGCCCTCAAGCGCAACCCCACCGCGCGCGTCACCATCTACGAGAACGCCAAAAAGAAACTCTCCGCGCTCGTCGCACAAATCCGGGCCGAGGCCAGCGCAGAACCCAAGGACACCCGCCCCAACGCCGAACAGATCCAAGCCGCCAAAGACGCGCACGCCGCCACCTTGGAGCGACTCGCCACCGAGGAAGCCGCCGCCACGCAGGCCGCAACCACCAAACAGGCGCAGAACGGCGTCCGCCTCGGGTTCGCCTCCAAACGGGCCGCAGCCGATCGCGCTTTGGCCGCCGCGCTGGCTCAGACCACCGGCCAAACCCAACTGCGCACCCGGCTCATTCAGTCGCTGGCCGAATACAACGCCATCCTCTCCGCGTTCCCCGCCGAGGTCCGGGGCAAAGTGGGCGGATTCGTCCAGCTCGCCGAGATCAAGACCGACCGGGGCCGCGCCTCGTTCTTCGCAGACCGGATCGACCGCCTGGAGCGCGAGCTGGAAAAGACCCTCCGCAAAGAATACCGCGCCCAGTTGGACCGCGTGTTGGACTCCTACCGGCCCAAACGCGAGGAAGGTAAAAAACCCAAGGGCAAAATCGGCGCGGAAGCCCAGCAGATCCTCGACACCGTAGAAGCCGCCATGGAGCTCGACGGCATCCAAATCGCCGCCGAGGTGGCCAAGTTCGACGCGCTCGCCAACGACCCCAACACAACCCCCGAGGACGCCATCAAATACGGGCGCATCCGCGACATGCTGCCCCTCCTGGGCGACATCAAAAACGCCGACGCCGCCCGGTTGGTCTCAGCCATTGCCGCCGTCAAAATGGTGGGAAGCGAAGGCTGGGCCCGTTGGAAATTCCAGCAACTCCAGCTTCAAGAGAACCGGAAAGACGCCCGCGTTGCGTTGGTCGCCGACACCGGCAAAACCGGGTTGCGTCAGGAGCGTGTGGCCGCAGAACAAGCCGCCGCGTCCGTGGTGGGCAAAAGCCGCAGCCTGCTCCTCAACCTCTCCTCTTTCTCCGAGGTCCTGCAGTACGTCTTCGGCAAAAACTCCACCACCGCCACCGAGTTCCTCCAACGGGAACGCGAGGCATCCAACCAACGCGAGGACGCCACGGAGAAAGTCAGCCGCGACATCAACGACCTCTTCACCCAACTGGCTGGCACCGAGCTCAGCGGCGAAAAACTCCGGTTTCGGATGGCCCAAAAGTCCATCGACACAAAGGCCGGGAAATTTTCGGAGCTTGAGGGCATCACCGCAATCCTCATGTGGAGCCAAGAGGACGGACGACGCCACATGACCGGGCCACTGGACGAAAACGGGCGCCCGGCTGGCCCGTGGAATTACGATCAGGCGTTTGTGGACCAGATCACCAACGCGCTTTCCCCCGAGGCGCTCAAGGTGCTGGGCTGGCTCCGCACGCAATACGACGCCGAACACGCCCCCCTGAGCGCCCTTTACCAGAAGCGCCACGGGATCGCCCTCCCGCAGCACGAAAACTATTCCCCGCTCTCGCTTACCCCGCAGCAGGCTAAAGCGGGCGAAGTGGTCGATCCGCTTTCGGGCAGCGTGGTTTCCGGATCCATCCTCACCCCGGGCTCTTTGCGGTCCCGGTCGTTTACCGCCGTGGCCGAGCCCGATTTCCGGGACGCCCTGAGCGTGTTCATCGCGCACCGCAAGATGCTCGATCACTGGGCCGCTTATTATGATGTCGCCGTGGACATGCAGGCGGTGCTTGCAAACCGCGACGTTACCAACGCCGCCAAAGCCAAGGCCGGACCGGAAGCCGCCGCCGTCTTGCGTAGCTGGCTCGATTACTTCGCCCAGGGCGGGGTGCGCGATGCCGCCGCCGGTCTCGAAGTGGGGAAAACCATGGGCCGCATGATCGGCCGCGGCTCCCAGATCGCGCTCTTTGGCCGGGCCTCCGTGCTCATGGTGCAGGCCACGCAGTTGGCAGCCGCCTCGGTCAAGATGCCCGTGGGCTCTTACATGTTGCGACTCTCCAAACTGCTCTCGGGGAATCTCAGTTGGTCCGACGCGCTCAACTCCCAGTTCATCCAACGGCGCATCAGCCAGCAGCCCGCCATTGTCCAGCAAGCCATGCAGGCACTGGGCGCAGCCAGCAGCCCCAACGCAATCAAATACGCCGCCCGAAATGTGGGCCGCCTCATCAGCGGGGCGGACGGTTTATTTACCGCTGGCACCTACGCGATCTTGCTCGATTACCACCGGGGCAATGCCGCCGCGATGGGATTGACCGGGCCCGATGCCGAGGCGTTCGCACACGCCGAAGCAGCCCGGGACACCGAGACCGTCGCGCAACCCACTCGGGGCGCAAACCGTTCGCTTGCGGAACTCACCGCCACGCATCCCATGGCCCGGCTCGTGTGGTCGTTTGCGAGCGAGGCCCGGCAAAAGGTCGCGCTCACCGCGTGGGCCATGGGCAGCGGCAACGTCTCGCGCATGGTCAAGACGGGGTTCCTCACGTTTGTCGTGGGCGGACTGTTCACCCAGGTCCTGAAAAACCTGTGGCGCGAGATGAAAGGCGACGACGACGAACGCAAATGGAGCATTGAACGGCTTGTCTTGGCGGCACTCACCGGGCCGCTCAACGGCATCCCGGGATTCAGCGCTGTGATGGGCGACGGCGGATCGCTGCTCGCGAAGGGCAAACAGGGGATTCACGCGGTCGAGGATCTGCTCACCAAAGACCAGTCGGCGGTGGATGTGCTCAAGGATTTCGACACCGTTCTTTCTGCCATGGGGCTCTTCTCCGACAACGCCGCCGCGCTTTCGGTGCTCACCCACACAGCGACCGACGCAGCCAAGCTTTTGCAAAACATGACCGACTCGGAAGAGCCGTGAAAAAGCCGGTGAGTCGGATGAAAAAGACTTGAAGAAACCAGTGACTTTTTACGCAAGGAACGTAAAAACGTTTTCGTGAGTGTTTCATCCGCCACATCCCGCATTGTTTACACTGGAAACAACTCACTGGTGACGGCCTACGCCGTGCCGTTTTATTTCGAGGAAAACGCGCACCTCAACGCCATTGCCAAAACCGCCGCGGGCGTTGAAACGGTGGTCACACTGACCAACCACAACGGAGCGGGCGACCCCAACGGCGGCACCGTGCGCACGGCGGTCGCAGTGCCAGCGACCAGCACGCTCACGATCTATCGGGAAGTGCCAGCCACGCAGACGACGAGCTACGCCGAAAACGACTCATTCCCCGCCGCCAGCCATGAGCGGGCCCTGGACAAGCTGACGACCATCACGCAGCAGTTGGAGCGCCGGATCACCAATTGCATTCGGGGGACCGAGGCCACGCCGCTCTCCCCGATCCCAAGCCCCACCGGCACGCAACAATTTGTTCTTTCGGCGGCGTCCAACCAGCCGCCCTCTTGGCAGGAGTTGCCCGTGTTGGCGACCGGCCCGATCACAGCCACGGGCAGCACGCAGGCCCGGTTCCTGAGCGACCGGTTTGCCGACGCCGTCAACGTCAAAGACTTCGGAGCCGCCGGCGACGGTGTAACGGATGACACGGCGGCGATTCAGGCGGCCGTTAATACCGGAAAACGGGTAACCTTCCCTGCCGGTAATTTCGCCATCACGTCCAGCATCCTTAACACCACTGGGGCGATGTTAATTGGTGCCGGTATTGAGATCACAAAAATCACGGTGATCGGCAGCGGCTACGACGCGGTGGCGCTGAGTAGTGACTACAGCGGAGTGGAATCAATGAGTTTTCAGTCGCCAACCTACCGAACAAGCGGCTCTACGGTTGCTGTCACCGCTGCTGTGCGCGGAAACGCCGTCAAGTCTTGCCGGTTTAATTCTCAATTCAACCCGATCGCAATCAAAGCCAACGCGGTCATTACGTGGATCAGCGACTGCGAAGCCATCAACACCACCCCCAGCACGGGCGTCGTTATTGATATTGCAGGCGGGAATGACACAATGATTGCCCGAGTGGTTGCGGACAACCCCGCGTTATCCCAACCGTTAGCCGGTCTGAGATTGTTTCAGAGCCAAGCCATCTGGTGCACAGACAGCGACTTTATTCAGTGCGGCTCGGGCATGGTGGTATCTCCGGACAGCGGTCAGGTGATCAGCTGGTTATTTGTCAACAACACGGCCTTTGATCTGGGGGCGGGGCCGGGCGTGGTAATAAGCCCCACCGGGACAGGCAGTGTTCGAGGCGTGTTTTTTAACGGCTGTTGGACCTCCTCAAACGACCGCGGTGTTTTGGTGCAGAAATCCCCCGCCTCGGTTTTGGACGGCATCATTTTTGATCAGCACAAAGCGCTAAATAACCGTCAACAAGGCGCTCTCATTATTGCGGGAAACAATGTGCGGTTCTCGGACCCCTTGATTTCCGGCAACTCCCAATCTTCTTTCGGCGCTGCGGCGGGAGTCGACATACAAGCCGGCGTAAGTAATTTTTCAATCCAAGGCGGGAAAATTGGCGCAGCAATCGTTTTTCCTCAAAGCCAGGCTTATGGAGTTTTGGTGAATTCGGGAAGCTCCGACGGATACTCGATAATCGGGGTGGACGTGGCAGGAAACACACTCGCTGGCATCTACGACGGGGGGTCAGGGAATAGTAAGACCATTTCAGGAAACCACGGCTATTCCACCCGCTCGTCAGGAGTGGGCACGATTACCACGGGCAACACTTCTGTGGTGATCGCGCATGGCCTCGCTGAAGCCCCGCTGGTGGATAACCTCTCTATTTCTCCCACAGTAAACACTGGCACGAACAACCTCTTTATCGACAGCAGCTCAATTACCAGCAGCAGCTTTACCGTCAGGACGTTAACGGCTGTGCCTAATAACTACCTGTTTACGTGGCAGGCCTCGATCAAAAACAACTGAACTTTCGCTTAAACCCTTATGCCCGCACCCCGCTCTTACAACGTTGTCTCCGGTCGCAGCGCCGACCAGACGCCCCACGACCTGCTGACCAACGAACACGGCGCCCTCATGACGGGGAACGTCGAGACGCCCTTCCGCGAGACGTTTGAATCTTGGCCCTCGCCGGAGTGGACCGAGACCAAAGCCCCGGGCGACATCGTGGCCGTCGACGGCAACGCCCTCGGAGCGTCTTACCTTGCAATCTCCCTGAGCCCGCTGACCGCCGGCACCGAAACGTTTGTCGATACGGTGGATACGTTCTCCATGCCGTTTGACCTGGCTGTGGGACTGCACCTGAGTCAGAACACATGGGGTCAGGATTGTTCCGTGGAGTTCATCGACGTGGACGAGATCCCGGCGGTGGCGGACATGGAGATTTCCGCGATTTCGCAGACCACCACCACGCTGACCGTGGACACCGTGCTCCCGCACAACCTGGTTCCAGGGAAACGCATTGGGATCCGGGGGTGCTCGAACGCAATAGTAAATTACCCGTCACTCGTTGTGGCGGCGATCGCCAGCCCCACACAGTTTACGGCCACCGGCGGTCCGAACTCCACGATCCCGTCACAGACCGTGACCAATCCGGCAGGGGTAAAAGGGTTTGTGTATTTCCGGCCTGCGCTTTCCAGCCGCAGGAACGGGACTTCGCTGCATTTTGAAAGCTCGACCGCCACGCTCGGGTTCACTTATGCCCGAGCTTCTGCCGGGGACGCGCTCCCGTTTGCATCGGGATCCGGCAACGCGCTCAACGCACGGCAGGCAACCACGGTGGGCACCACCGCCAGCGTTCCGCTGGTGGCCAGCTCGCCCTACACGTATAGCTTTACGCCAACCAACGAATACCGGCTGACGCTGCTGGAGGATCGGCTCCAGTGGTCGGATGCCCTGGTTGACTCCATCGCCGCCAGCAATCCCCGCGTAACGCGCACGCAGGTCGTGCCGAACCCGGTAAAAAGTTACCGTGTGCGATTGAAAGCGCGGAACGAGCCTTCGCTGACGGTCCCTTCCGCGCAGGTCGTGACGGTGAGCAAAGCGGGCTCGACGACGGCAACCGTGGTTACTGCATCGCCGCACGGTTTAGTTACGGGCGATTTAGTTGTGGGTTATGGCGTGCGGGATACCGGCACCGGGTTTTATCCCGCGCTGACCACGCCCGCAGCGGTTACGGTCGTTGACCCAACCACGTTTACCGTGGTGTGGGGAACCTCTGCCACCAACACCAGTTTCGGCGGCTATATCGCGAAGGTCAACGCGGCGTGCCCCGTGCCGGGCGCAGTCTCGCAGTCGATCCAATCGGCGGTCAAAACCACCTTGGCAGACGGCCAACACCAGGTCGTTCTCGTGGGTTCGGCTACTTGGGCCGGCTTGGTGATTGGGGACGAAGTGGAAGTGCTCGGCGCGCGGGATGCCGTCAACGGCCTAACCAGCATCGGAATTGACGGCACTTGGAAGGTGGCTAACCTTGCGACGACCAACCTCACACTGATCAACGTCCCCGGATCTTCGCCGACGGTGCCGGATTTGGCCTTGGTCAACTGCGGAGGGGCGGTCATCAAACGCACCACGATGCGGGTCTCGTATTTGCGGCCAACTGAGTTTGAACGGCAGCGCGTGGAAATGTTGCCGCGCCCCTCGGGAGATGCTGCCAGCTCGGTGCCTGTTTCTGGGGCCGTGACCGTTTCTTCGGGCACCGTCACAGCCGCTGGCACCGTGGCGGTGGACTCCGCGATCGGTAACCCTGTCACAGCCGGTCTCAGGGCATCCAGCGCCAACATCACGGCGATGTCAGCCGCAGGCGACAGCGTGGGTTGGATGGGCACCATGATCGGTGCGGGCATCGTGAAACCTTACGCCCTGCCCGAAGCCGGCTTCAACGCATCGCTGGCCCTGACGTCCACGACGGCCGCCCCAATCCAAACCGCTGGCGCCGCCGGCATCAAACGGCATTTGACTGCGGTGCAGGCGATTAACACCGGCGCCGCCGCCGTGGATCTCATCCTCCTCGACGGTGCTACCGAACGCTGGAGGTTACCGCTACCGGTAAACATCCCGGTGGCCTTCGAGTTCCCGACCGAACTCACGACGACCGCCGCCACCGCGCTCAACGCCAACCTTTCCGCAGCCGGCACCGTCCGCGCCAACTTCCAAGGGTATACCGCTCCCTAATAATCACTCATGAAACTCATATCCATCGCCATTTCATACCCAACCGGATCCGTCACCTGCCAGTGTATGCTGCTGGTGCAAGACAACCCGGTTGTGGTCCCGTTCACCGTGGCCGAGTCGTTGCTTTACGCGGCGGCCGCCGATCGCGGGGCGGACACTTGGGAGAACGAAGACGTGTGCCTCGTGGGCTCGCAGATCGTCGGGCAACCCATCACCCTCTGATGTCCGGGCGCAACTACAACCCAGCGCTCGGCCTGCCCTATACGCGCGTGAGTGGCATCGCCATCGACTACCGCGCCACCGGCGCCGATGTGACTCTCTACGAAACCCAAAACATCGTGGCCGGCGGTCAGGTGCTGACACTGGAGGCACCCACCAACAAGCATCAGTTCAGCGTCTCGTTTGATCCGGCGTCACTGGCCCAGAGTTACCCTCTGCGCGATTACGGCACCGGGGAACTCTCCGGGGAAAGCGTCACGCTGGGGGAAGTGGTCAACGGGCTGCTCGCCATCATCCGGGCCAAACAACTCGAGCGCGATGCCTGACACGATGCCTGACGCCAACTTCATGAATCTTTTGTCATCCGGCGGGCCTAGTGTGCTCCTGGCGCTGGCCGTCATCGCTCTGTGGAAACGGGACGAAAAACGCGATGCAGAGCGGCTCCAGATCGGGGCCAAGCGAGACGAACGGATCGCAGCACTGGAGTCCAAGCAGGACCAACACGCGGCGCAGTATCGGGAGCTGGCGGAACGCATGGCCGACGTGGTGGGGCAGACCAAACACGTCATGGAGCGTGTGCTTGAAAAACTTGGCTGACCCATGCGCCGATGTGTCCCGTGGCTCGCCTCCCTCGCGCTCTTTTGGGCAACAGCCAACACCACGCGGAGCCTCACCTCCAAACCCACGCCCACGCCCACGCCCACGGCTCATTGGATCTCCAGCAGCGGCATCCGGCACAACCGGGCGTGTCGTTGGTTCCGGAACACACGCGGGGGGCGCTGGGGAAACCCCGATGAATGCCAACCCTGCACCCTCTGCGGCGGATAAAATGATCGGCTTCCAATCCAGCGCAATTGTTCGCGAGTTGCCCCGGGCGGAGATGCTCGCCAAAGGCCTGCCCCTTCGTTGGTGGGGCGAGTTTCTCCGCGACCTCACTTGTTGTTCCGCGATCGCCGGGCGTTTCGTTATCCCCGACGGGTTTCTCACCGACGGCGCCAGCGTTCCCCGGCCCGTGTGGGCGCTGCTCGATAACTCCGACCCGGACATTCTCTACCCGGCGTTTGCCCATGATTTTCTCTATTCCATGCGCGGGGAGATGCCCGGGCGTGTGCTCACGCGCCAGCAGTGCGACGCCGTGCTTGCCGAGCAGATGGAGGTTGTGGGCGCGCCACGGTGGAAAATCGCAACCGTTTATCGTGCTCTCCGCATCGCGGGCGGGGTTGCCTGGGCAAACCAATCGACGCGCAACGCCAAACTCGGGGCCGTGGTATGAGCCGCAACCCGCGCGCAATCATCGCCGACATCGCCGCCAAACACATCGGGCTTCGGGAGACCACGCCCAACCGTTTTGCCGGGATCGACAAATTCTGGGCTGCCACAAACTACCCGGACGGCGGCAAAAACCGCGAGCCGTGGTGTTCCGCGTTCGCAAGTTACTGCGTGCAGGAGGCCGACCGCCAAAGCGCCGCAATCCGTTTGCGCGTCCCTCCCAGGTTTGCCGCCGTCCGCGATTGGTTACCCTGGGCGCGGCAGGCCGGCTGCATCGTGTTCCCCAACACCTCCACAACCTACCTCCCCGAGCGCGGAGACATCGTGATATTTCTCCCGCGGCTCTCACACATCGGCATCGTCGCCGGGTTTGCCGGTCGCGGCATGGTCCACACCATCGAGGGCAACACCAACGCCGCCGGCTCCCGCGACGGGGACGGCTGTTACGACAAACTGCGCAGCCTCTCCTTCTGCGGGTCATTCATTCGCATTCCGACGGTGTAAAGCTGCTAAATGGATCGGGAGAGCCCGGTCGGCGTCACAGCCTCGGCGAGACTCGCCGGGGCTTTTCGCTTTTTGGGTTGGTCCTTTACAGGAAACACCGCAAACCAAGCCGCCCCGACGGGCTGCGGAATTGCCCGGTAATACTTAGAATAAGTGGTTTCCGCGCTGGTGTGCCCCATCAGGGCCGCCGTGCGTGCCGCGTCCTGATAGGCCGCCAAGTGATGCGATCCAAACGACCGCCTGAGCACGTTGTGCGGCCAATGCCCCACAACCGCCTTGGCGTCTTCAATCCACCGCCGGGTGTTTCGCTCGTTCGCCCCGACAATCCGCCCGGTTTTACCCAGGTCCGACGCCCGCAACCACGCCAGCGCGGCCGGCGGCAGCGTCACATACCGCTCCCGCAGCCCCCGGGCGCTTGTCTTGAGCTCGCCCACGTAGAGAATGCCTTGGGCAAGATCCAGATCCCGGACCTGCGCGCGCACCGCCTCCGAATGCCGCAACCCGGCGAGGGCCTGCAACGCGATCAGACGCCGGAACGGGGCGGGGGAGTTCTCCAGAAGCGCGCGCAGATCCTCCGGGGTGAACACCTCCTTGCGTTTCGTCTGCCGGGCGGGTGGCCGGAGCTGCTCCATCGGGTTCCCCGACATCCAGCCTTTCGGCGTGCGACACCACCGCAAAAACGCCGCGACCACGCCCCACTGATTCCGAGCCGACGCCCCGCGCGCGCGGATGTGCTGGGCGATCTGGTCCGGAGTGAGCTCCTCCAAGGGCAGCTCCCCGAGCTCACGGCAAAGGATCCCAATTTGCTGCCGGTTCCCGGTGAGCGTCCGGGGTTTCCAAGCCGGTTTTTGCTCCGTCAACCAAAGCTCCGCAGCCTCCAAAATGGATTTGCTGCCACTTGTTGCCAGCTTTTCCGACTCCACCCGCAGCGCGTGCTCCATTTCGTCCAGGCTGAGCCGCCCCCGCCAGCGAGCCAGCAACGCCCGTTCCTGGGCCGTGATTTGCCCCTCAGATCCAAACTGCTGATGAGAGGCGAGAAACTCGTTTGCTGCCCGGGTGGCGTCCGCTTTTGAGCCCGCGAAAAGCCGGTGCCGCTTCCCGGTCACCCTCTGAGAAATCGACGCCACCCAGACGGATTCCCCCCTGAGCACCGTTTGCGAGACCGAGAAAAGCGTTTTAGCCATTGGGATCTGTTGCCACTTTGCTGCCACAAAATAGGCCCCAAACCGCCCTAAAAAGCAACATTCAGCAACATTGAGCCTGTCCGGTTGAAGAATGCAAAAAGCCCGGAGAATGGCTTAAACACAGGGTTTCCAGAGTGATTTCACTGGAGCCAGTGACGGGATTTGAACCCGTGACCTGCTGTTTACGAAACGAACATTTTACTCTGAAGACCGGCTTTGTTGCCAGTTTGCTGCCATGTTTTCGGGGCCTCCCCGGGGGCCCGTGGCGCGGTCACTGAGACACGCGACCACTCACTTCTAAGCTGCCCCGGAAATGCTCTTCCAGGCGAGTCAGCGCGAGGGCGATGGTCGCCAACGCAATGAGGGTGGCGATGCGGATGGCGAGATCGAGGGCTTTCATGAGAGCACAGTTAAAACACCCACGAAATCAGCGTCCGGGTAAGCCGGATGGCGGCGAAGACGCCCGGGACAAAGATGGCCGCGAGGATCAGCAGGCCGACACCATTCATGATCAGTTGGAGAGTTTTCATGGTGGCGTCAACGTGAAGCGGCGGGGGGCGTTTTTCAAGGCTTCCCGGTGCCCGTGCAGGCCTGTTTGGGAGTCAGTCCAATAAGTCCAATAAGTCCAATATGGGATTTATGGGACTTTCTGGGTCCAAGAAGTCCAATAATACCCCTATAAGGGGGTAATTATTGGACTGGCCTTTTTGGACCTGCTGGCTGAGCCAAGCCCGACGATGCGCAGCGAGCAGGGCCGCACACGGTTCGGTCGTTTTTTGTTCGCGCATCGGCTGGCTTTATGTTCGCGTGACCACATGCCGCGCCAATCCGCTCGCATTCCCCTCCCCCCCGAATTTTCCGCCGTGGCGCGCCGCTTCGGTATGGAGCCCGCCGCGCTTGCGCGCCGCGTGCTGGTAGTCTGGTCAGCCGATCCGCCCGAGGAGCTCACAATACGGGCGGGCGTTTGTGGACCGCGTCCACGACAAGCTGGGCAAGGTCGTAGTTGACTCGCTTAAGGTCTTCCAGACCCACGCGGGTTGCGAGGCGGATGGTATCCGCCACGGACATTCCGAGGGATTCGGCGACAGACTGGACGCGCTCCATCAGCTCTTCGGGGAACCGAATGGGCAGCGGTTTACCTCCGGGGCGACTCTGGGTGTAGTCGCGTTTTTTAGGGGCTGTCATGCAATCAAGATACCTTGGTTGACACAGAAGAAAACCCCAACGGGCGCAAAATGTGCCCGAAAAAGTAGAATTTAAATTGACCGGCGCTGTAGTATTGAAATATACGAGGCGCATGGATGACCAATACCGAACACACAACATCCGATTCCGGGTCGGGCAACTCGCGGAGATCCGGCAGGTTGCGGACCGGGCCGGGTTGTCGCTCCAAGACATTGTCCGGCTGAGCGTCAACATCGGGCTCTCGCAGGTGGCCAACACGCTGACACGCCCGACGATGGCGCCACGGGCCGGAGAGGAGGCAGCGCAGTGAGCCGCTCCGCTCTCGCTTTAACCCAGATGCTCACACTCGCCGAGGCCGCTGCGGTGCTCGGGTTCTCCGAGTATCACACCCGGGTTCTCGCCCGGGCAGGGAAGCTCCCCGGCGCCCGGAAGATCGGGCACTCGTGGAGGTTCCGCTCGGATCTCCTCGCTTCGTTTCTCCGCTGACCCGTTCGGGCCAGCAAAACCACCAACCAAAAACCACCACCACCATGTCAATACTCAGCAAAATCAGCTCCGGCAAAAAGGGCCGGGCTCAGAAAATCGTCATCTACGCCCCCGAGGGTTTCGGGAAAAGCACACTCGCCAGTCAATTTTCGAACCCGCTGTTTCTCGACGTCGAGGGCAGCACGTCGCAGCTCGATGTGGATCGCATCGAACGGGCGGACCTGCCTGACCTGCGGGCGGTCGAAACCGCGCTCTCAGAGGTCGCAAAGGCCCGCCCATGCGGGACGCTGATCGTGGACACTGTGGACTGGCTGGAGTCGATGGCGTTGGATGCCATCGTGGCCGACGCGGCCAGCCCCAAAATCAAAGGGGTGGAAGATTTCGGCTATGGGAAGGGCTACACGCTGCTTAAAGAGCGGGTGACGATCCTTCTCAGCCGACTGGACGCGGTTGTCGCTGCGGGGATCACGGTCGTCCTCCTGGCTCACAGCAAGGTCACCAAATTCGAACCGCCCGACGGGGAGGGCGCATATGACCGCTACGAGCTCAAGCTCACCAAGCACGTCGCGCCGCTCATCAAGGAATGGGCGGATGCGTTGCTCTTTGGGAACTGGAAAACTCAGATCCGCGAGAAAGACAGCGGGAAACTTCAAGGTGTGGGCGGCAGGGAACGGCTCATGCACTGCACCCGGGCGGCAGCTTGGGACGCGAAGAACCGGCATGGGCTCAACGAGGTCGAGAAGTGGCACATTGACACCATTGAGCGGGCGTTTCGTTCCGTGGGCGCGCCCTGGGGGCAGCCCGCAGCGACTCCAGAACCGGCGCCCGCGCCTGTGATTGAGTCCGCAGGAGACGACGAGATTCCCGGTGTGGAGAATCCCGCACCGAAAACTGCTCCGGCTGGCAATGCGGAGCTTGAGCGGGTCTGCGCGCCGCATGAGGAGGCGGTGAACGCCTACTTGATCCGGCAAAAGCAGATCGAGCCTGGTCAAACATTCCGGGATGTCTCCCCGTCTTACGCTGCCCGAGTCATCAAGAACCCGGCTGGGTTCCTAAAGGTTGTCGCTCCTCAGGAGGTGGCAGCGTGATTGCGGCCGGAATGATTTCATGGGCGCTGCTGGTTATGGCGTCCCTCTGGTTGGCGGTGGCGGCCTACAAACACGGCTACGCCGACGGGGAAAGGATCGGCACGGCGCAGGGGTATCTCAACGGGCGCCGGTCTGAACGCGAGGAGGGTGCGGAATGAGTGCCAAGAAAGCCAAGGCTAATCCGTGGCCCGAATGGCTCACCGTCGAGGACTTGTTTGAGATCGAGAAGTCAATTAGGGCCGGCCAAAAATACGCCGAGGAATGCCTTTTCCGATACAAGCGAGAAATGGGAGTGGAAAGGCCGCTTTGCCAAAAGTTGGCGAATTCAATAAGCGCGGACGTTCAAGAGCTGAATGAGGCTGCTGATTTTATTTCTGAGCTCGCTTTAGAAGTCAGATATGGCGGCGGAAAGGAAACCAGAGAGGAGGGTGCGGAATGAGTGATTTTCTGAGGCCGTCCATCCTGCCCAAGTTGGCGCTTTGCGGGTCTTTCCGGAGCGCTCCTGCGGGTGCGGCTGCGGAACGTGGCACCCGGCTGGACGTGGCATTCCGTTGCGCCATCGAGAACGGGTGGATGGCTTTGCAGGATTTATGCACGATTGAAATTGAGTCGGTGGCTTGGGCTGTGGCCACGGCTAGAGCCCTTGCAAACGGCTCACCGCTGGACGCGAATGAGGACTCGCTGCGGATCGAGGCGCTCGGGATGGTCGGCACGGGGGATCTGCTCTGCGAAGAGCTCCTGTGGTCCGCCGACCTCAAGAGCGGCCAGAAACGCAACTACCTGGAGCAACAGGCCGCTTACGCGATCGGCTACATGGACCGTGCGTTTTCGGACGAATGGACGGTGTATCTGCTCTACTGCGATCTTCGGGAGGTGGAGACGCTTCGGTTCACCAGGGAATCGGCGGAGGCGGCCGTGCGCGGTGCGATTGCCAAGGGCGTTTCCGGGGAGCCGCCCACGTTGAACGAGTACTGCGGCTGGTGCTCCAATAGGTTCACCTGCGCCCCGCGTCGGGAATCGCTGGGGCTGGTGGAGATCGGAGAAAAGGCGCTTCTGGAATCGCTCCCAAGCGAGCTTCTGCGGGAGTTTGTGACCCGGGCCGGGATCGTCGAGGACTTCGCGGACGAAGCCCGGGGCATCCTCAAGAGCCGTCTGATCGCCGGGGAGAAGGTCGCCGGGGTTTCGCTCACGCCCAAACGGGGGAGCCGCAAGGTTCCGGAGCGGGTGGTGGAGCTGAATCTGGCCGCGCTCGGGGTGGCCGATGTGCTGGCCGCCTACGGGCCCATGAGTGAAGCCAAGCTGCGGGAGATCTGGGGGCGCAAACTGCCCGGGAAACCGTTCCCGGAAGAGGCGGTGATGGAGAGCCCAGGGTCCGCCTACATCACCATTCGGAAGCCTAAGTCGGGCAACTAATCAACCGCCGAACGCCGGGCAATCGGGCGTGACCGCGCGGAGAGACGCGCGCACAACACAAAAACAACCGTTATGGCTATCACATACAAAACCAAGGCCCCGGAGGCGCTGCAATTCCACGTTCCGCCGGGTGAATACACCCTCAACGTCATGGACGCCGTGGAGGAAACCTCGAAGGGCGGCAACGACATGATTAAGCTCAAGTGCCGGGTCGTGAATGAAGACGGCACGCTCGGAGTTTCGATGTTTGAATACTTGGTTTTTTCGGAAAAGACCTTGTTCAGAATCGACCAGTTTTTGAGCGCCTGCGCCAAACACCCTGGGCCGGGTCTGGATTTCTCCTTGGACTGTGAGGAGATGATCGGCTGGGAGTTCCGGGCCGTGCTGAAGGTCGAGGAGCACAACGGGAACAAGAACAACAAGATCGCGGCCTACGTGTTCGATGAGTTTTGAGGCGCTCACGTTCCAGTTACCCCTGCCGGATTGCCGGTTGTCGCCTAATGCCCGGAGTCACTGGGCAATCAAGGCCCGGATGGTCAAAGCGGCCCGGGCAGCCGCAAGGATCGAGGCGGTGCGGGTGCTCGATGGGTGCCCGCCCCCCCGGTGGGGGAAAGCCACGTTGCACCCCGCCGTTTTTCTCGGTCCGAGAAACCGACAGCCGGATCCGGACAACCTGCTGGCAAGCCTCAAAGCCTACATCGACGGCCTGGCAGACGCCGGGATCGTTGCAAACGACAAAGACCTTTGGCCCGAGCGGCCCACCTTTACCGAAGTCGAGAAATTCCCACGCATCGAAATCACCATTATCCCTGAATGAAATCTCTGAAACTACAGACACCGCTCTGGCTGAGTAACCAGAGGAGTCCCTCCCGGCGCTGGTCGCTGGGCCTGCTGAGCATCGCGTTTGCCGCCGCGCTCTGGGCGATCATCCGCAAAGCGAAGGGGGGCCTATGAGCAAGATCCTCGAAACGCTGAACGACCGGATTATGGTCAATGACATCAACGGCAAAACCGAGGCCGTTTCCGCCCTCAAGGAGCTCCGCGAGGCGATCATGGGGCCCTTGCTAAAGCAGGACTCGGAGTTTGCGGCCACCGTGGGCGACCTCCAAGCAAACCACTCCGCGCAGTTGTATCTCAACCAGCGCTCTTTGGAGATGGTGCTCAAGCTTTTGGAGGGGTTCCGGGCATGAGCAAACGACGCAAATCCGGCGACGTTCCAAGCAAGGCGGACATGAAGGCGTTTTCGGCTTCCCTCGGGGATTTTATCGACCGGCGAGGGCTGCGCACACCCGGCGAGCGGGCATTCATCAAGCGCGTCCGCGACGGCGTGAAACGACGCGAGGAGAAGGACCAGGTGGCTGAGGAGGGCGCGGAATGACCCCGGAAACAATCGACTTGCTCACCATCCCGGCGGCTCTTTTGGCCTTGGCCTACCTGTTCGCCTTTCACGCCGACTAACCCCTTTATCCCTGCGGGCAAAACGCCGGGCGCGTGCCTCCCAAAGGCTGTGAAGCGCGCTTTCCGAGCCGACCGGCTTGGACGCAGGGACCCTTTCCCAAAACCAACTCTTAAAATGTCAAACAACCATTTACTGAAACAACTGGCGGAACATATGCAGGACGACCTCGCCGACGCCATCGGCGCGCAGGAGGAGGAAATCCTCAGGGCGATCGCGAAGGCGTCGGAGACCGGCACGGACTCGGAGGAGCCCGTCAAATTCGGGGTCACGCTGCGCGGGGTGCTCAACCTGGACGCCAACACGGTGGAGACCGCGTTTTCTTTCACGACCCGGACGAGCGTGAAGGAGAAGCATCCGTTGGAGGACCCCCAGCAGGGGAGGCTGCCTCTGGAGGGCGTGTCGGTGTCGCTCAGCACGACCGGCCCTGACGGTGAGTTTTCCGCCCCCGTGACGGCGCCGTTCGCCAAAGTTCACCGGGCGATCGAGGGCGCGCTTGCCGACGGAGGATTCAAGCAGGGCGACGACGGGGTTTATAGGCGGGAGGAAGAGGAGGCGGCGCGATGATCCGACATTCCCTAGTCCGCGCAATCGCGCACGACATGACAGGCCAACTGAGGAAAAGCCTCGAAGCCCAGCAAGACGCCATCCTCGCTTACGTCGCGGAGGAGCTGGAGGAGGGCCGCGAAGACAGCGAGCCCGTCAAAATCACCGTCTCCATGACCTACGAAATCGAGCGCAAATGACATCCGAAGCAATCGAACAAATCTGGCAGGCGCGCGAGCGCCATGACCGCTACGCATACGACGGCACCCGTGAACAGTTTGAGCGCGCGGCGATGTATTGGGCTCAGTTCGATCCACGCAAAAAACGACTGGAATCCCTGGTTGAAGCGGCCGCCCTGCTGGTTGCGGCGATCGAGTGCGCGATGCGCGAGGAAGGAGGCGCGCAATGAGCGACCGACCTACACCGGAAACGGATGCGGCAGTATGGATGACCGGAGAGCCGTGGGATGAAAAAGACGAAGTTGTATGCAGCGATTTCGCCCGCAAACTGGAACGCCAGCGCGATGAGGCGAGGGAAAAGCTACAGGTCGCAGAAAAGCCCGCCACCGAGGACGACTCAACGCCGCCCGCTATTCGGCAAATGTGGGCCAACGTGGACGCCAAGATGATCGCCGACGGATTCCAGAAGGGCGAATACGGGCTTTGGCACAAAAAGGAGGGCGCGCAATGAGCGTCTTGCTTTCAATGCCACTCCGACCCTACCAGCAGCGGGCCGTGGACGCCGTGGAGGCCGGTTGGAGCCAGTGGCAGCGCCAGCTTGGCATTGCAGCCACCGGGGGAGGCAAGACCGTGATCTTCTCCCACATCGCCGCCGCTGAAAAAGGTCGCACGCTGATTTTGGCACACCGTGAGGAGCTCGTAAAACAAGCCGCCGGGAAGCTGCACGCCGCCACGGGGATCTTTGCCTCGGTCGAACAGGGCGCATCTACAGCCATGCCTGGGCACGGCGTGGTGGTGGGGTCTGTGCAGAGTGTCCGGCGACGGCTGCACAAGTACGATCCGGATGCGTTTGATCTCATCATCTGCGACGAGGCTCATCACAGTCTTTCGGAGGAATGGCAGGAGGTGCTCGGGCGGTTTGAAACTGCGCGCGTGCTGGGGGTGACTGCCACCCCCGACCGGGCCGACCGCAAATCGCTCGGGGCGTTTTACCAAAACGTCGCGTTTGAGATCGGTTTGCTGGAACTCATCGGCGCCGGGCACCTCTGCCATCTGAGGGCCCTTCGGCTCCCTGTCGAAATTGACGCCCGCTCAATCAAGCTGCGCAGCGGCTCGGATTTATCGGCAGACGTTGCCAGCAGTCTGCTGGAGCCTCGGTTGCGTGAAGTCGCCCGGGCGGCCGCTGCGGAGATCTGGGACCGGAAAACCCTGGTGTTTCTCCCAAGGTGCGATGTCAGCGAGAAATTCGCGGAGGCGCTGGCGGAGGAGGGGATTGACGCCCGGCACGTGGACGGGGCCAGCGAGGACCGGGTGGACCGGCTGGACTGGTTCCGCGCGGCTGGGCAGGGCACGGCGCTCTGCAACGCCATGCTGCTCACGGAAGGCTACGACCAGCCCGACATTGACTGCATCCTTTGCCTACGACCCACCAAGAGCCGGGCGTTGTATTGTCAGATCGTGGGCCGGGGCACGCGGACGGCGCCGGGCAAAGAGTTTTGCCTGTTGCTGGACCCGCTGTGGTTGAGCGGGGATCTGTCCCTCTGTCAGCCGGCGGACATTTCCGCCCCCAACGAGACCCACAAGAAGGCGCTCCAAGCGCACCTCGACGCAGGCGCGGAGCTCCTCGAGGCCGAGGCGCGCGCGAAGGTGGATGTGGAGCAGGCCCTCGCCGCCCAGTTGGAGGAGGCTGCCAAGAACCGGAAAGCGCCCAAGGGTCTTGTCGATCCGCTCGCGTGGGCGGTGGGCATCCACGACAGCGACCTTGAGGAATACGAACCGACAATGCCCTGGGAGGAGGAGCCGCCGACCGAGAATCAGCTGGCCGTGCTTTCGCGCGCGGGGATCTGGACGGAGCGGATGACTCGGGGCTTTGCGGCCAAACTGATTGACCGGCTTGCCCACCGGGCGGAGATGGGGCTTGCGACACCGAAGCAGGTCATGCTGTTGCGCCGACTGGGTAACCCGAATGCGGAACTCATGACTCGGGAGCAGGCGGGTTACGTCATCGGCCAGAGGATCGGGGGCCGGTCATGAGCCAGCACGCAGCGGACACGCCCGGCGTGAAAGCGGCGGTGAATTGGATTCTGGGCCAAGTGCCTGCCAACAGCGCGCGGGGCGGGATTGAGATCAACCTGCGCGGGGCGCTCCTGGCGATTGCGTGGGAGCGCGCGGAGGGGAGCAGTCGCATGGTGTTCGTGTATGGCTCGCAGGCGGGCGCGGATGCGTTCGAGGGGTTTCTTCCCGTGCTCGGTCCGGTGATCCGGCGCGGTTACCGCGAACAAGCCGGGGTGTATATCGAGGACATCCTCGCGGGGGTGGCGTCATGAGCCTGCCGCAATGGCTGGTGGACAAACTCGCATCCCCGCCGACGGCGGGCGCCGGGATTCACGCATGGCTGTTCGCGACTGCGCGTCAGCTCCATGCCCATATGCCCGGGCCGGTCATCGAAGCGGCCCTGACTGCCGCAACCGCCGGAGCGGCCCGCAGGGTGACGCCACGGGAGATCCGGGACGCGGTTGCTAATTCACGGGAGATCGCGTGGCAGGCGCCGGTTGCCCAGGATGCGCCGGACTTGCAAGAGAAGGCTCCCCGGCGGGCCCCCAGCGGGGAGCGCTGGCCAAAAGCGGAGCCCGGGCACAGGGCGGCCATGGTGGCGGCATCCAAACGCGACGGCGTGGGCGGGTTGGTGGATCTGTTTCATCGCAGCCCGGTGGAGCCTCCGCAACAGAGCGCGATGCAGTGGCTCAATGCTTTGTTGCCCGATGCGGAATGGCTTTGCATCGCCGCGGGGCATCCCGGCACGGCTCGGACCCGGAGCCGGGCGCGCTGGGGAGAGGCCGACGGGTGCTGTCTGGTGGTCCCTAGTCCAATGACCGGCACAAGCGGGCGCGGACTCGATGGGCGACTCACTCACCGCTCGCTCGATAACACCGGGCCCCGGCGCTGGCTGGTGGTCGAGTTTGATTCCGGCAGCCTCGATGAACAGGCGGCGCTCCATTGGCATCTCAAGGCCGTTGCCGAGGCGCTGGGCTGGCCCCAGTTGCGTTTGGCCGTGCATTCGGGGGGGAAATCCCTCCATGGCTGGTATGGCCCTTGCAAGAGCGAGGAGCAGGCCCGGGAGCTCATGACCGAGGCTGTGAGGCTGGGCGCGGACCCGGCCACTTGGACCCGCTGCCAGTTGGTCCGGCTCCCCGGCGGGGTGCGGTCCGCGCCGACCGCCCCGGAAGCTCATTTACCCCCCGGATGGGAGACCCCCGGGGAAATCCGCCAAGAAGTTTTCTTTTTCGACCCCTTTTTCCAATGTCCACCACCACCACCACCCCAACCACCTTTGAAGAGCAGCTCTACCACGCATGGCGCGCTGCGGATCTCTATGCGTCGGCCAGCATTGGCAACGGCGCGCTGACGTTTGTTTGCCCGTCCTGCCCGGAGCCGGAGCCGCTCGATGTGGTCGAAGGGGCGTGTCGGTGCGGATACTGCGGCTGGATCGCCGAGGGCAGCCCTGGGGACATCGTCGCCAAGGCCAAGAAGACGCAGAAGCCGACACCGGCCGCCCCGGTGCTCACTCGGTCATTGGCCAGCTTGCAACGCCCCAAGGATGACTCCGACGAGCTGATCAAGGACAGGTTTCTTTGCCGAGGCGGGGGGATGCTCTTGGTGGGGCCCTCGGGCATCGGTAAATCGTCGCTCTCCATGCAGTGCATGATCCTCTGGGCCCTTGGCCGGGAATGTTTCGGCCTGCGCCCGGCGCGGCCCCTCCGGTCCGTTCTCATCCAAGCGGAGAACGACGACGGCGACCTCGCAGAGATGCGCGACGGCGTGATCCGTGGGCTCGGGCTGTCTGCGGAGGAGCAGGCCAAGGCGCTAGCGAACGTGAGCGTTCACACTTGCGACACCCTGAGCGGGGATGCGTTTCTTTCCCAGGTCGTGGAGCCGATTGCCGCCTCGCAGACGATGGATCTTCTTTGGTTGGACCCGGCGCTTGCCTACATCGGGGGGGACGTTAAATCCCAGGAGGTCGTGGGCGGGTTCCTGCGGAACGGGCTCAACCCCATCCTTCACAAACACCATTGCGCCACGGTGATCGTGCACCACACCAACAAGCCGCCCAGCGGGCAGGAAAAGGCCACATGGGCTGGCAATGACCTGGCATACCTCGGCAGCGGCAGCGCGGAATGGGCCAACTGGGCCCGGGCCGTTGTGGCCGTGCGCGGGCTGGGCTCGCATGAGGTTTTCCAGCTGGTCCTGGGCAAACGCGGCGCCCGGGCGGGTTGGGTGGGCGAAGAGGGGGAGCGGATTTATCACCGGTCGATCGCACACGCCAAGGAGCCGGGGGCTATTTGCTGGCGACCCGCAGAGGCGGACGAGGTGCCGGAGCCTGAGCCTGCGCGCAAGGGGCGGGTTGAGGTGTGGTCGCCGGAGAAGCTCCTCAAGCTTTTGGGGGACGACCAGCTAACTCATGCGGAGATTTTAAAGAGGGCGATTATTGCGGGCTGGGGAAAATCCACATTCGGGACTAAATGGGAGCGGCTCAAGGATCTGCAGCTGATCGAGGAATCGAAGGCTGAGCCGGGCGAGTGGAGGGCCAGAAAACGCACTTAGTATCTTGCCGCCCAGCGATCGACCAATTGACCGAGGGAGAGATTTCCCGCCTCGGAAAGCTCGCGGATTTTCGCGAGCGTCTCAGGTGAAACGATGGTGTTGAGCCGGACTCGCTTTTTGTCGGCGGGGAGAGGTTTGCGGCCTGTTTTGTGTGTGTTTTTCATTTTTTAAGGTCGAGAATGGTTTGCGCTAGGCACCGTTCAAAATCCCCCAGCCAGGAGACGTCAGACTGTGCCGAGGTCGCCAGCCCGGGCAGTATGACCACGCCCAGCCAGGGCAGTTCTCCCGGCATTTCCGGGGACTGCGCCACGGATTCCGCGAGCGCCCCGGCACGGGCGAGGGCGTCACTTGTCTGGTGGTGGACCCGCTCTAGGGCGGTCCACACCTCAGCGGCTCCCGTAGAGGTCCATGCGAGTCCGCACAGCACTGCGTCGGGCTGTGTGCCCCGCTGGATGCTCCAGACAGCCCCGCCGTCGGCGAGTGTGATGCGCACGCGCCACGGGGCAACGCCAGGAATCGGCCCGCCGCCGGATTCAACGAGCGGACGGCAGGCGGCAATAGCCTCGGGGCTGACGTCGCTCGCCCGTTGCCGGGTGGAGTGGTTTGTGTTGAGTGTTAGGTGGATCATTTTAGCGGCCCACTAGATCCGTCAAACAGTCGCGCCCGTTAACGCTCCAGTCAGGGAGCGGCTCCCCGCTGGTAAAATTGCCGCTGATGCTACGGCCCGGCGCGAGAATATCTAGCGTGCCCCATTCGCTTTCCTCGATCTCAATGTCCGCCAGGGCAAGCTCGGCCTCGCCCGCTGTGGCGTGTGTGCTGATGAGCTCGCGGCGGTTGCCGACGATTGCCCAATTGCCCGTGTTGTTTGTGTAGGTGTGCTTGGTGTTGCTCATGGGAGAACTATTGCACGGGCTCGTTTCGTTTGCAAACAAAATTTGCAAATAAATTTCAGGCAGGCCAAAAAACGCACCTAGTCCAATAAGTCCAATAAGTCCAATTTGGACTAATTGGACTTCTTGGGTCCAATAAGTCCAATATTACCCCTTTAGGGGGTAATTATTGGACTAGGACATATTGGACCAAACCCGACGCCTCAAAAACAGGTCTGGACACGAAGCGAAATCGGACACTAGGACCTTGAGCCATGGCGCGACCCTCAAGTTACTCCTTGGCAATCGCCCGCACCATTTGCGAGCGAATAGCCAATGGCGAGACACTGATTGCGATCTGCCAAGAAAAGGGCATGCCTGGAAAACATGCAGTGCTTCGTTGGTTGGACCAGCACGAAGAATTCCGCGCCCAGTATGCGCACGCGCGCGCGAAGCAAGCCGACGCATTTGCGGAGATGATCGTCGAGGAGGCGCGCACCGCGAAAGACGCTCAGCTTGGCAGGCTCCGCATGGATGCGCTCAAGTGGGCGGCCAGCAAGATCGCCCCGAAGAAATACGGGGACAAGGTCGAGGTGGAGCACGCGGGCGAGGTGGATATCGTGGTCAAAATCGGGGGACGCAGTGGCCCGGATAACGGTTGAGATCGAACCGCGGGAGCAGTTCCGGGGCTACCTGGAACGCTCGCAACGCTGGGCCTGTATGGTCGTGCATCGCCGGGGCGGCAAGACGTTTTGCTGCATTCAGGATTTGATCCTGCGGGCGTTGACTCACACACGACCCGGGCCGCCCTTGCGTTACGCCTACATCGCCCCGACACGCGATCAGGCCAAGGACATCGCCTGGGCTTACATCAAGCAGTTTTTGGGACAGATCCCCGGGGTGCGCATCAACGAGGCGGATCTTGTGGTGACGCTCCCAAGCGGGGCGTCGATCCGGCTTTATTCGGGCGAGTCCTATGAGCGAATGCGGGGGCTGTATCTCGATGGGGTGGTGATCGACGAATACGCCGACATTGATCCGGCTGCGTGGCACGCGGTCATCCGCCCGTGTCTGAGCGACTACACCGGCTGGGCGACGTTCATCGGCACGCCTAAGGGCCGCAACCAATTTTGGCGACTCTGGAGCGAGGCGCTCAAAGATCCGGCGTGGTTCACGCTCATTCTGAGGGCGAGCGACTCGGGGATTCTGCCAGCGTCGGAGCTCGCCGACATCCGCAACGGGACACCCCCGCACACGTTCGCCCAGGAATACGAGTGCAGTTTTGCCGTGGGCAGGCCGGGCGCGATTTACGCGAGCCACTTGGAAGCCGCACGGGCCGCGCGCCGCGTGTCGGACGATGTGCTGTGGTTCAAGGAGCTGCCCGTTTACACGTCATGGGACGTGGGCGCGCCGCAGAATCAGCGGCTCTGGATCTGGCAGCTTGTGGGCGACCGCATCAACTACCTCGAAGCGCTCTCCGGCGGCGAGGATCGCAGAACCCCGGCCGACTGGGCGGGCTGCCTCAAGGCGAAACGCTACGCCTACGGGGCGCATTTCATCCCGCACGACGCCGCCGCGCAGAATGGCGGGCTCTGGGAGGACGCGCTGGGGGTCGCTGGTCTTGCCAACGTCGTGCCGGTGCCCCGACAGCATTCGGTCTGGGACGGCATCAATCTCGCCCAAGACGCGTTCCCGCGCGCGCATTTCAACGCCAGCGGATGCGGCGACGGCATCGAGGCGCTGGACGCCTACCACGCCCAGGAGGAGCGCGACGGGGTGACCATCAAGGACGTGCCAGTGCATGACTGGGCCTCGCATTTCTCTGACGCGTTCAGTCTCAGTCATCAGGCCATCAAACACGGGCTGGTAGTCGATCGCTCCGCCATCGCGCGCCGGCCGAACAACGGGGCCGCCCGAGTGTTGACCGGCTTTCGGGGCGGCAGTGCCCGGGTGTTGCGATGACCCCGGTGGAGCTCGCTGCGGCCGTCTACGAGCGCGAGGAATGCGCCCGGACATTCCGCGAGGATCTGGAAGCGCACCTTTTCAACGGCTACGTTTACAGCACGCCCACGATGTTCATCATGGGGCGGCCCGTGCGACACGACGCGCCGAGGGAAGAGCTCGTTAACCCGTGGTTTGTGTTCCCCCGCGCGGAGTGGGATGCGTGGATGGTTTACCTCGCAGCGGGGAACCTGGCGGAGTTTTGGAGGGTGGAACCATTTCCCCTTGAGTTTGTGATTTTTGAGCGACAGAACGTGATCAGGTGTTTTTACGCAAAACACGTAAAAAGGTTATGCTCATCCAAACCGCTCTTGTTTTCGTCCTCATCGCCGGGGCTCTCTACGCTCTCCCGCCGGAAGTAGTTTTCGCGCTCGAAGGCGAAGACGCGCCTACGGCTCCAGAGGCCGACTCAAAGCCTGCGCTCTCTTGGTTCAAGGGCGGCAAGGCCGAGATCCCCAAACCGCCAAAGCAGCGGAAAGAGGATTTCCAAATGCCAGCGATGCCCACGCCTACGCCGCTGCCTCCGCCTCCGCCGCCCCCGCCCCCGCCTCAGATGGATTCTCCCGCAGTGGATCAAGTCGAGCGCGATGCCCGCAGGCAATCCGCGCGCCAGAACGGCATGGCGCGCACGTTACTGGCGGGAGAAACGGGCGGCTATAAGCCGGGTCAACCCGCGACCGACGGCAAGAAAACGCTCCTGGGCTGATGGAATCTCTCTCCCAACTCGGGGCGGATGTGATCCAGCGCAGCGAATCTCTGCGCAACGAGCGCAGCGTGTGGGACGGGTTTTGGCAGGATGTCGCGCAGTATGTGATGCCGCGCAAAGCGAACATCACCCGGACACAAAGCCAGCCCAACACCAGCAACGAGCAGCAGCTTTTCGACGGGACAGCGATCCGGGCCAACCAGATCCTCGCCAACGGGAAGCTCGCTTGGATGACCCCGCACGAGGGCGCGTGGTTCAATTTCGACGCGCCGCCCGAGATCCAGGGTGATGACGAGGCGAAACAGTGGTTCAAACGCTGCACAGAGATTGCCCAGGCATCACTCAGCCGGTCGAATTTCTATTCGGTGATTCATGAATTTTATCTCGACCGGGGCGCGTTCGGGACGTCGGTGATCTACTGCGAACCCGGGAAGCGCAACCCGGTGACGTTTGCATGCTGGCCGGTCGGCAGCTACAGCATCGCCGAGGACGATGAGGGGCTGGTGGACACCTGTTTTCGGGATTTCGAGCTTACGGCACGACAGGCCGCAATGAAGTTTGGCGCGGAGAATCTCTCACCCGAACTACGCAAGGCGCTGGAGTCCAAGGACAGCAAGGAGCAGGACAAGAAGCACTCGTTCATTCACGGGGTTTTCCCAAGGGACCCGGAGCAGATCGACCCGCGCAAAAGCGATCCGGAGAACATGCCGATTGCGTCGGTTTACGTGGAGAAGAAGGGTAAACACGTTGTGCGGAACTCGGGTTACCCTGAATCGCCGTTTGCGGCTTCCCGGTTTCTCACTTGGGGGAACGAGGTCTACGGCTGGAGCCCGAGCTGGATGGCGCTCCCCGAGGCGCGGCAGCTGAATTTTCTGGAGAAGCAGATGGACGCCCTGGCGGAGCTCGCGGCGTTTCCCCGGTTCTTGGTCCCCTCGACGCATGAGGGCGACATCGACCTGCGCTCAAGCGGTATCACCTACTACAACGCGGCAATGCCCAACGCGATCCCCAGGGAGTGGGGCACGGCTGGCCGGTATGATGTGGGCGAGGCGCGCGCGAAAGTGAAGCGGGACGCCATCGAAGAGGCTTACCATGTGGACCTCTTCCAGATGTTCAGCCGAACGGACAAACAGATGACCGCCCGGGAGGTCTCTGAGCGCTCGGGGGAGAAGCTGATTCAGTTCTCGCCCACGTTCGCCCGGATGACCACGGAGGTTTTCAATCCGTTGCTTGAGCGGGTGTTCTCGATCCATCTCCGCGCGGGCTTGTTCCCGCCGCCGCCTGAATCGGTGGTCGTGCAGGACGCCAGCGGGGCCTACCTCGCGCAGCCCCGGGTGACCTACAACAGCCGGATCGCGCTGGCCATCAAGAACCTTGAGAACTCGGCGTTCGATCGGGATATGGAGATGACACTGCCCATTGCCCAGCAGCGGCCGGAGATTCTCGACAATTACGACTGGGACCGGATCGCCCGGGACAGGGCGCGCAACAACGGAGTCAACGCGGATTGGATGCTGCCATTTGAGAAGGTAATGGAGATGCGCCAAGCGCGCGCGGAAGTTGAGCAGGCTCAGGCGCAGGCGCAACAGGCGGAGATGATGGCCAACGCGGCCGCAAAAGCGGGGAGCATCAAACCTGACTCGGCAATCGGTCAGGCACTGGGAGACATGGCATGACCGAGGCGTTGATTGAAAAAGCCAAGAAGTCGCAGCGGATCGGGAATGCGTTCCGGCGCTTGTTCGCCACCGAAGACGGGAAGCTTGTGCTCGACCACATCCGCGAGACGTTCGGGCTGCACATGCCCGCCTTCATTCCCCAGGAGCGCGGGCGGCACTGTGAATATGACCCCATCCACGCGGCGATTCGGGACGGTCAACGGCAGGTTTGGCTGCATATCAAAGCGATCCTGGCCGCGCAGTCGGCAGGGGACGGCAACATTGAGACACCCAAGACCCGGGTGAAGAAGTCATGACGAAGAAGCCCGCCCCCAAGAAATCCGAAGAGATCCCGCCGGCGCCCGCTCTGGATCCGCAGGCAGGAGACAAGACGCCCGCTTACGTGGAATGGCTCCGGGAATATCACCCGGAGGAATACGTCGCACGATTTTCCGCACGCAAACATCACCTCAACTAATCCACCATGTCAGACACTCTCATAGGCACCACCGACTCCGCAGCAGCCACCGCACAAACCACGGACACAACCGCGCAGGCCAGCCCCTCCAGCGCACCCAGGGGCTACGTGGGCGACGACGGCAGTTTCGCGGATGGCTGGCTGGACAGGCTCCCCGGGGAGCTGGACCCGGCCAAGCAGACGCTCGCCAAATACCGGGGTTTGCCCGAGTTGGCCAAGAGCCACTTTGAGCTTCAGCAGTTGCTCGGCAAGAAAAGCTCCGCGGTAAACATCCCCGGCGAGAAGAGCACACCCGAGGAAATCGCAGCTTACCGGAAAGCGGTGGGCGTGCCCGAGACCGTGGACGGCTACAACCTCAAGCCCGAGAAACTCCCCGACGGCGTGACCTGGGACGACGCCACCGGCAAAGCTTTCGCGGAGATCGCCCACAAACATCACATCCCGGCCGCAGCGATGAAGGAGCTTGCCGCGCTGCAACTCTCGCAGGAATCCATGCGGGCCGAGGAAGTCGGCAAGATGATCGGCGCCGAGCTCGAACGCGGGAAGCAGGAGTTGCAAACCGCCTGGGGCGCGAACTTCGACAAGAACATCAGCCTCGCCGCGCGCGTGGCGCAAACGGTCGGACTCGACCCGCACACCGACGGGCTGCGCGATCCCAAGGTCGTGCAGGCGCTCGTGCGGTTCGCGGGCATGATGAGCGAAGACAAGCTCGTCACCGGCGAGTTTGCGCCGTCCATGCAGGCCGGGAAGATCCGGGCAAAGGCGATCATGACCGATAAGAGTAACCCGCTTTACGCGAAGTATCAGGAGGGCGACAGCGAGACCGTCGAGCTTGTCCGCAGCCTGATGCGCCACGGGTAAAACATCCATGGTGGAACACGGTGGGGGCTCGATCGGCGCGTGTGTGCTGGTCGGGCCCTTACCGTTTTGGGGCCCATCTCATTTTCCGCTCGCGCGCGGGAAATTTGGTTACTATTGCTCGAATCGCAAGCGGAAGACACCTCCTCGCGAGCCTTCCAGCGGCATCTCTAAACCACGCGACGACGACCCCGTTCGGGACACTCGCCCAGCCGCTGGAGACCAAAAACTCACACTCCAAAGGAGGACCTTAAATGGCTGCAATCACTACTATTCCGGACTTTTTTCCGACGGAATTTTCAACCAA